GAGGGGCGCGGCTTGAAGATCGTCAGCCACGCCCAGGGCAAGCGCATCAATTTCGAAGACCGGCAGCTTTGCATGCCGCACTCTATCACCCGCACCGAGGATCGCATCCTTGAGGGGCGGATCATCATCGACGCCTCGCCCGTCACGTACAGCTGTGCCGCCAACGCGGCGCTCGACTTCGACGGGCAAGGCAATCGCGCTTTCGAGAAGAACCGTTCCCGAGGCCGCATTGACGGCATGGTGACTGTCACCATGGCCGTCGGCGGTGCCACCGCGAACGAGAAGCCGAAGCGCAAGTCGGTATACGAGTCCCGCGGCATCCGGCGGGTTTGAGGAGGGCGCATGGCGGGAATGTCGCCCACCGACTACCAGCGCGCGGCTGGCGGACGCCGATCGCTGTCTCCGGCTCGGGCCAATGCCGAAAGCCGGCAGGTTTACGCCTATGCGGTCCACGACATTCGGGACAGCGACGACCCGGTCCTCGGCGCCTTCCTGCGCGGTGGCCGAGAAGGTTTGTCGGGCATCTCGGTCAGCGACCGCATCGCCGTACGCAACTCGGTATTTTACCGCGGCACGTCGCTCATCGCCGGTTCCATGGGCATGCTCCCGCTATCGATCATGCGCCGCAAGGCGGATGGCACGACCGAGAAGGCGACGGATCACCCGCTATATTCGGTGTTCAAGCTCGACCCGCTGGGCAACGGCGCCATGTCACCGAGCGAGTTCAAGAGCTTCATGCAACTCGCCGCGCTGTTCGACGGCAACGCCTATGCTCGCGTGATACGCCTGAACGGCGAGATCCAGGCAATCGTGCCGTTCGCGCGCAAGACGGTCACCAAGGAGTGGGACGGCGGCAAGCTGCGTTTCAAGCATCAGCCGAAGAGTGGGCGCCCGGAGTACCTGCCGCCAGAAGACGTATTTCATTTCCGCGCGCCCGTCTCGTTGGACGGTCTCAACGGGATCGGGTTGCTGGACGTCGCGGCCGATACGATCGGCCTAGCCCACCTCGCCGAAAAAGCCATGGCCAACTTGCTGCGCAAGGGCGTCATGGCTGGTGGGGCGCTCTCCGTGAAGGAAGAGTTGAGCGACACGGCCTATGGCCGTCTGCGGGAAAGCCTGCGTGAGGATTACGCCGGCGCTGATGCCAGCGGCGACTGGATGCTGCTTGAAGGCGGTATGGAGGCGAAACCCTTCTCCGGGTCCGCCCGTGACAGCCAGTTCGTTGAGCTCCGCAAGATGCAGGCGGAGGAAGGATCGCGGTTTACCGGTGTGCCCCGCCCCCTCCTGATGTTCGATGAAACCGCCTGGGGAAGCGGCATCGAGCAGCTGGGGCTCTACTTCGTCGTCTATTGCCTGCTGCCTTGGTTCGTCATCTGGGAAGAGGCGATCTGGCGGCTGCTCAGCCGGCGAGAGAAGCAGGCGCGTGACGGCACCGTGCTGTATGCCAAATTCAACGAACGCGCCTTGCTGCGCGGCTCGATGAAGGACCAGTCCGAGTTCCTCGCCCGTGCCTTGGGATCGGGCGGCGGACGGCCGTTCTACACTCAGGATGAGGCGCGCGAGACGCTGGATATGAACGCCAAGGGCGGCGACGCGGCTGAGTTGCCGCGCGCCGGCACCACCGCTGCTGCCATCGTGGAGGATCAGAATGCACCGAAATAGCCTCCGCGCGGCCATTGCCGCGCAGCGCCCGCCGGAGATTACCGGCGTCGGCGGCGGGACCGGCTGGCAATTCGAGATGAAGGCGCTCGCGCCGGATTTCCGGCATTTCGAGGTGACGGCTCTGGCGTCCGACACGCCCACCATCTCGATCTTCGATTACATCGGAGACGATGGCGAAGGGGGCGGCGTCACGACGAAGCGGATCGCCGCGGCGCTGCGCGCGATCGGCGACAAGCCCATCAACGTCGAGATGAACTCGCCCGGCGGCAACTATTTCGAGGGCGTCGCCATCTACAACCTCCTGCGCCGGCACACGCAGCCGGTGAACGTGCAGGTTCTCGGCATTGCGGCTTCCGCGGCATCGGTGATCGCCATGGCCGGCGACACCATCGCGATTGCCCACAACGCCGAGATCATGATCCACGAGGCGCAGGGCGTCTTCATCGGCACCAAGTCGGAGATGGCCGACGCGGTCGAGACCCTGCGGCACATCGATGACAGCATGGTCGCCACCTACGCCGCTCGCTCAGGCCGTCCGGCCGAAGAGTTCGCCGCGATGATCGCCGGCAAGGATGTCTACTTCCGCGGCCAGGAGGCGATCGACGCTGGCCTGGCCGACACGCTGATGGAGCGAGACGCGCAGATGCCCGTCTACGCCTCCGCTGACGAGTTCCCGAGCGACAAGGCTTCGCTCGACCGCTTTCTCGCGAAACAGAATATGCCGCGCAGCGCGCGCCGTGACCTGTTTCGCGCGATTGGGGGAGGCACGCTGAACGCTGCCGAGCCCGACCCTGCCACGCTGCGCGCTGGCGACGATGCCGAGCCCTGGTTCGCCGGGCTCACCGCCCTCCACGTCTGAAGGAAACAGACATGACCAAGATGACCACCCTGCGCGGCCTGCCCGCGGCGGGCCGGGGCCTCGTCGCCGTGCGCGCGGAAGCCCAGGCCAAGAAGATTGCCTCCATCGACGACCTGAACACCGCGTTCGAGGCCTTCAAGCAGACGCACACCGCTCAGTTGGACGACATCAAGGCCGGCAAGACGGACGTCGTCACGACCGAGAAGCTGTCGCGCATCGAGGCCGATCTAGACAAGCTCCAGGAGACGATCGAGAGCGTCAACCTGAAGGCGGCCCTCGGCGACGGCCATGACAGCGAAAAGCCGCGCGACCCGGAATATACCTCGCAGTTCCAGGCCTACTTCAAGGGCGGCGCGCCCACGGCCAAGCTCGAGGAGCTGCGTGCGGCAGCCACGAAGACCGACGGCGAAGGCGGCTATCTCGCTCCGATTGAGTGGGATCGCACCATCAGCAAGCGCCAGAAGGTGATCTCGCCGATGCGCCAGAACAGCTCGGTCATCACGATCAGTGGTGCCGGCTTCAAGAAGGTCTATTCCGACGGCATCATGGGCAGCGGCTGGGTCGGCGAGACTGCGGCACGCCCGCAGACCACCACGCCAGGCCTGACCTCGCTCGGCTTCACGATCGGCGAGATCTACGCCAATCCGGCGGCCTCTCAGGGCCTGCTCGACGACGCAGAGATCGACGTCGAGGCCTGGCTGGCGGACGAAGCGTCGACGGAGTTCGACAAGCAGGAGGGCGTCGCCTTCCTGTCCGGCGACGGCAACAACAAGCCGGACGGCGTTCTGACCTACGTTACCGGGGGTACGAACGAGGCGAAGCATCCGTATGGCGCCATTCTGGCGCTCAACTCGGGTGCGGCTGCGGCGGTCACCGGCGACGCGCTGTTCGACCTGCAGGCTGACCTTCCGGCGGAGTTCTTGCCGAACGCGAAGTTCTTCATGAACCGCGCGTCGCAGGCGGCATTCCGGAAGCTGAAGACTACCGACGGCGTCTACCTGTGGCAGCCCAGCCTCGCGCTCGGCGTCCCGCCGACGCTGGCCGGTGATCCGGTCGTGGACATGCCTGGCATGCCTGCAGTCGAAGCCGGCAACGTTGCCGCGCTCTACGGCGACATGGTCGAGACCTACCAGGTTATCGACCGCACCGGCGTTCGCGTCCTGCGCGACCCGTACACGGCGAAGCCCTTCGTGCTGTTCTACACGACCAAGCGGGTCGGTGGCGGCGTGAAGAACCCGACCGCCATGCGCGCGCTCAAGATCGGCGCCGCAGCCTGACCGGAGGCCGGTGACGAGCCGGCCTCCCCCTCTTCCGGAGAGCGAACATGAGCAGCACCAAGAAGACGGTCGACACGACCGACATCGCCCCCTCGCATATTCCCGGCGTGTCCGACACGCGGGGCCTCACCGAGGATAACCTGACCCCGGCGACCACCGTCGCCGCCAGCGGCGCGTTCATCGAGCCCGAGATCGCCGAGCGCATCGACGTCGACCACCCGGCCGTCGACAACAACCCGCGCAAGGGTCAGCCGGCGATCGCCAACCAGATCGACTTCAACGACCCCCATCTCGGCACGGCGGAAGCTGTCGAGAAGAACCTGAGCGGCCAGGCCAAGGCCTGATCGCCCCGGGGCCAGCGAGCGCCGCTGGCCCCAACTTTTCCGAATGAGGTGCCCATGGCTCTCCCGGTCTCCATTTCTGATGCCCGCGCGCAGCTGCAGCTGGGCTCCGATACGAGCCGTGACGACGAGCTGGAGCGCTTCATTGCCGACGCCGCAGGCTGGGTCGAAAGCTACACCGGCCACATCCTCGAGGCGCGTGGCGTAACCGAGCAGTTCCGCGGTTTCGACGCCGTCGAGTTGCACGCCTGGCCGATAGCGGCGGCATCCCCGTTGACCGTCACGTTCACCGACGCCAACGGCGGGTCTGCGACCGTCATCGGCGCGGCGCTCGACATCAGCCGCCGTCCAGCGCGCGTGTTGCGTCCTCTCGGCTCTTACTGGCCTCGCGCGCAGCTGTTCACGGCCACCGTCCGTGCCGGATATGAGGCCCCCGATGACGTGCCACGCGATCTGCGGCGGGCCATGCTCGTCTTGATTGCGGGCTACGACTCTGACCGTGAGGGTGGTGAGATCTTCGCGAAGGCTGAGGACACCGCGCGCCGGCTATGTCGCCGCTATCGGATCCACCGCCTGTGAACGTCGGCAAGGGGCTCGCAAGCCGCCTGCGCGAGCGCGTCACTATCCAGGAGAAGAATCTCGTCGATAACGGCCGCGGCGGTCGCAAGCGTCCCGAGGGCGGGCCGGAGTGGCTGAACGTCGCTGAGAACGTGCCGGCGGAAATCATCCCGCTCCGGGGCGGCGAGGCGCTCAACCTGGGCGTGCAGC